AATGTAAAAGTTATAAAAGTAATTGATGGTGATACAGTAGATGTAGACATCGACTTAGGCTTTGGTGTTTGGTTACACAAAGAAAGAGTACGACTATATGGTATTGACACACCAGAGTCAAGAACAAGTGACGTACAAGAAAAGTTTTACGGACAAAGAGCGAAAGCATTTCTTGAAAAATGGGTAACAGCTGGTGATGTTACTTTACGAACAAAGACATATGATGCGAAAGGCAAGTTCGGTAGAATACTTGGTGAGTTATGGTATGCAGGCACGCATAATATAAATCAGAAGTTGATAGATAATCATCATGCAGTTGCATATCATGGACAATCAAAAGAAGAAATACAAGAACAACATCTAAAAAATAGAGAGATAGTTCTTGAAAAAGATCCAGTAAGATAATGCCTACTCAAACATATCTCGGTAACCCTAATCTAAAAGCAAAGGGTGTACCTGTAAACTTTGATAAAGAGCATGTCAAAGAATATATCAAATGCTCTAAAAATCCTGTATATTTTGCAAAGAACTATGTTAAAATTATTAACGTAGATAAAGGACTTGTACCTTTTAAATTATACAAGTTTCAGAAAGAAATGGTTGAAACTTTTAACGCCAATCGTTTTAGTATATGTAAACTACCTAGACAGTCAGGCAAATCAACTACAGTCACAGCGTACATACTATGGTTGATATTATTTAAAGATAGTCAGAATATAGCCATTCTCGCAAACAAAGGTTCTCTTGCGAGAGACTTACTGGGTAAGATACAGTTTGCATACGAATATTTACCAAAATGGTTACAGCAAGGTATTGTTGTATGGAATAAAGGTAACATTGAGCTTGAGAATAGCTCTAAAGTTGTTGCCGCCGCCACTTCATCGTCAGCTATTCGTGGTGGTTCATACAATCTCATATTCTTAGACGAGTTTGCTTTTGTTGGTAATAATCTAGCAGAAGAGTTCTTCAGTTCTGTTTATCCTACAATATCTTCTGGACAAACATCTAAAGTTATTATTGTATCTACACCAAATGGTATGAATCATTTTTACAAAATGTGGACTGATGCTGAAGAAAAGAACAGTCAATATATACCTATAGAAGTTCACTGGAGTGAAGTACCAGGAAGAACTGAAAAGTGGAAGAAAGAAACAATCGCAAATACTTCCGAAGAACAGTTTCGTCAAGAATTTGAATGTGAGTTTTTAGGCTCAGCTGGTACACTCATACACCCTACTAAACTTAGAGTATTAGCACATGTGACACCTATAAAGAAATGGCAAGATGTTGAGATATATGAAGAACCAAAACAAGATGCAATATACACGATGTCTGTTGATGTGTCAAGAGGTGTTGGTTTAGATTACTCAGCTTTTATTGTTGTAGATATATCACAGATGCCTTACAAACTTGTAGCAAAGTATCGAAGTAAAGATATATCACCATTATTGTATCCTACTATTATATACAATGTAGCAAAGTATTACAACGAAGCTTATGTATTAGTAGAAATAAATGACATAGGACAACAAGTCGCTGATATATTACATCAAGATTTAGAATATGAGAACATGTTAGCAACGTCTGTAAAAGGTAGAGCCGGACAACAAATCAGTGGTGGATTCTCTGGTAACTCTTCTATGGGTATACGAACAACAAAACAAGTAAAAAGAATAGGGTGTTCTAATTTAAAAGATTTGATTGAGCAAGATAAATTTATTGTACAAGACTATGAAACAATTGTAGAATTATCAACATTTATAAGTAGAGGTGGTAGTTATGAATCTGAAGAAGGTTCTCATGATGATTTAGTTATGTGTTGCGTTTTGTTTTCTTGGTTAGCTAAACAAACATATTTTAGAGACATAACAAATACTGATATACGACAGAAAATTTATGATGAAAAACTGAGAATGTTAGATGATGAAGCACTACCCTTTGCTATTATTGATGATGGACAACCAGAAGAGGGTGTTGTACATTCACAAGAAGATATAGACGAATTTATCAGACAAGGTAACAAAGATAGCTTTAGTGTATTCTAAATAACACTTTTTATAAATATTGAGTAATTCAATAAGTAAAATCTTGTTATTCTTAGAAGGAGATAAACAATGGCATTTCAAGTATCACCTGGAGTAAATGTAAGCGAAGTCGATCTTACTACTGTTGTGCCTGCCGTTTCAACAACAACTGGAGCGATAGCTGGACATTTTCGTTGGGGACCTGCTGATAAGAGAGTACTAATCGATTCGGAAGATAGATTAGTTTCTAACTTTCACAAGCCTAACGCAAATACAGCCGATGACTTCTTTACGGCAGCCAATTTCTTAGCATATGGTAACTCTCTAGTCACAGTGAGAGTGGTAGACAACTCATCTGGCGCAAGTACACAAGCAAAGAACGCTGTTTCTGGCTCTGTCGCCGCCTACATATCAAATGATGACTATTATAACGAAACATATTCACACAACTCAAGCAGTGGAGATTGGGTTGCAAGATATCCTGGTATCTTAGGTAATAGTATAAAAGTATCTGTATGTCAAAGTAAGGCGGCTTACGAAAGCACAAGTACTTTGCATACCGCAACATACTCTATCACACAAAACACAAAAACTCTAACATTTAACCAAAACTCAATTACACTATCAACTGACTTCACAGTTGGAGATATATTATTATTGGGTACAAACTTAGAACAAAGAAAAATCACAGCGATATCTGGTAACAACATCACACTAGACAGTAATTATACTGGTGACACACTTACTAGAAGTAACAGTGCGATTACAAGAAGATGGGAGTTTTTCAACTCATTTGATCATGCACCAACAACCACAGTATCTGCTAATACAGTAAATGCTGAAGGTGATGCGATACACGTTGCAGTTGTAGATGAAGATGGACATATCACAGGAACAGCAGGTTCTATGATAGAATCATACTCACATGTGTCAATAGCGTCTGACGCTAAGACTGAACAAGGTGGTAACAACTACTATAAAGATGTTATCAACAATAACTCAAACTGGATATGGTGGGGAGCCCACAATGCAAGTTTGACAGCCGCCGGACAAGAAGCTAAAAAAGGCAATGACGGAACAGCAGGTTCAGGTAACGACTTTGGTGGCTCTACAAAGCCAGTAACAAATAGCTTATCTCTAGGTAAAGATGGTAATATACCTTCAACATCAGAATACACAGCTGGATATAATAAGTTTAAATCAGCCGATGATGTTGATGTATCACTTGTACTAGGTTCATCTGCCGATACTACACTTGCTACACATCTAATCAATAACATTGCTGAACATAGAAAAGACTGTGTTGCAGTAGTGTCACCTGAAAGATCAGATGTAGTAAATAATGACAGCTATGATGGAAAACAAGCACAAGACATCGTGGCATTCAGAAATACATTACCTTCATCTTCATATGGTGTAATGGATTCAGGCTGGAAATACATGTATGATAAGTATAACGATGTATTCAGATATGTACCTCTAAACGGAGATACAGCTGGACTCATGGTGCAATCAGACTTAACAAGAGATCCATGGTTCTCACCAGCTGGTTACAATAGAGGTAATGTCAAGAACGCAGTTAAACTAGCATTCAATCCATCGAAAGCAGATAGAGATGAACTCTACAAAAACGGTGTAAACCCAATCGTATCATTTCCAGGACAAGGAACAGTTCTGTTTGGTGATAAGACAATGCTTACACAACCAAGTGCTTTTGATAGAATAAACGTAAGAAGACTATTCATCGTACTAGAGAAAGCGATTGCAACGGCAGCCAAGTTCACACTATTTGAATTTAACGATGCTTTCACACAATCGCAGTTCAAAAATCTAGTAGAACCATTCTTACGAGATGTTCAAGGACGAAGAGGTATTACAGATTTCGCAGTTGTATGTGACGGAACAAACAATACAGGAGAAGTGATTGATAGAAACGAATTTGTTGGTGACATTTATGTCAAACCATCACGTTCAATAAACTTCATTCAACTTAATTTTGTAGCAGTGCGTTCAGGCATAGAATTTTCTGAAATAGTAGGTAAAGCAACATAAATAGGGAGCAAGGAGAAAAAATATGGCTTTTAACGTAAATGAGTTCGCTGGCGCCCTAAAATCAGGTGGTGCGAGAAATTCACTCTTTCAAGTAAATATCACGAATCCGATAAACGGAGTTGCTGATGCTACTGTTCCTTTCATGTGTAAAGGCGCTCAGGTGCCTGCCGCCACATTGGGAACAATCGAAGTACCATACTTTGGTAGACAAATCAAAGTTGCAGGAAATAGAACTTATGCTGAGTGGGCACCTACTATCATAAATGATGAAGACATGAGTATACGAAATGCAATGGAACAATGGAATCATTCAATCAACAGTGTTCAAGGAAACTTGAGAGCTACTGGTGGTTCTGCTCCAAGTCTATACAAAGCTTCAGCACAAGTTACTCAGTTCTCAAAGACAGGTGAAATTTTAAGAGTGTATGATTTTGTAGGATTGTACCCATCTGAAGTATCTACTATAGATATGGCGTGGGACGCTGAAACAATTCAAGAGTATACTGTTACATTTCAGTACGACTATTGGCAAGTATCAGGCGGAACTACTGGTAACGCTGGCGGAATTTAAACCGAATTGATGATTTCGTGAGTCATAAATAGTATAAGACACACGTAAAGGATATAATATGGCAGAAGAAAGAAAAGGTTTTCTGCGAGAAGCAGTAGAACTATTCGGATTTCGTATAGGGCGTCCCGAAAGAGAACAACCACTTCCCTCATTTGTACCACCTTCAGAAGATGATGGCGCTATCGCTATCAACGAGGGTGGTGCTTTCGGCACGACAGTTGATTTAGATAATAGAATCAAAAGTGAAACTCAATTAATCACAAAATATAGAGAGATGGCTCTGCAACCAGAGGCAGAAAAGGCTATTGATGATATTGTTAATGAAGCGATTATCATTGACGATAACAAAATGCCTGTTGAAATGGACTTAGATGAAATTGAAGATATCTCTGACGATATTAAAGATATAATGAGAGAAGAGTTTACACATTGCTTGAAGCTTTTAAAAATGAACACAAAAGGTTATGATGTATTTCGTAACTGGTATGTTGATGGTAAACTATTTTATCATATTGTAATTGATTTAAAAAATCCTAGACTAGGTATTAAAGAACTACGATATATTGATCCTAGAAAGATTAAGAAAGTTAAGAAGCCTGTAAGAAGTAGAAAAACAGTAGAACAAACTGCAAGCACACTAGGTAAAGAAGTTTTAACAAAGAAGTTCGAAGAGTTTTATCTATTTCAAAGTAAAGGTACAAATGACTCAAACTCAGGTATCAAAATAGCACCTGATGCTATAGCATATTGTCACAGTGGTGTCATGGACACAAGAAACTATAATGTTCTAGGACATATGCATAAAGCAATAAAGCCTCTCAATCAGTTGAGAATGTTAGAAGATGCTACAGTTATCTACAGACTTGCGAGGGCACCTGAAAGAAGAATATTCTACATTGATGTTGGTAACTTACCAAAACAAAAAGCTGAACAGTATCTACGAGATATGATGGTGAAGCATAAGAATAAACTTGTATATGATGCTAATACTGGTGAAGTAAGAGATGATAGAAAGTTTCTTACAATGCTTGAAGACTACTGGTTACCTAGACGAGAAGGTGGTAGAGGTACAGAAATTACAACATTACCTGGAGGGCAAAATTTAGGTGAACTAGAAGACGTACAATATTTTAGACGTAAGCTATATGAGTCTTTGAATGTACCTGTATCAAGATTAGAGCAAGAAACGCAGTTCAATGTTGGTAGAGCTTCAGAAATAACAAGAGATGAAATTAAATTCTCAAAGTTTATTACAAGACTACGTTCTAAGTTTTCTGAATTGTTTATGATATTACTTGAAAAGCAGTTGTTGCTTAAAGGTGTCATGACATTTGGTGAATGGAATGAAATCAAAGATTTGATTAAGTTTGACTATCAAGAAGATAACCATTTCTCAGAACTTAGAGATGCAGAAGTATTACGAGAAAGATTAACATTATTACAAGAAATTGATCAATATACTGGTAAATATTTCTCTACAGATTGGATTAGAACTAATGTTTTAAAACAAACTGACGAAGAGAAAGAAGATATAGACAAACAAATAGAAGCCGAAGCAGAAAATGAAGAACCTGCTGATGAAGAAGAATAAATTATAAATAAGTGAAAGGAAATAATTATGGCTGACTATACTACAAAAGATGCAGTAGGCTTTGCAGTAGATGGCAAGTCTCAGGAGTTTAAAAACGCTATACACGATATTCTAGCAGATAGAGTTCAATCTGCTATTGAACTAAAAAAGATAGATGTTACTGCTAATTTTATGAAAGCTGAAGATGATGTAGATACACTACCTTCAGAAGTTGAGCCAGAACCAGAAGAAACAGAGGATAAATCTGATGAAACTACAGAGGTTTAAACAGTTTGACGAAAATATCGCCGCCGACTTTGCGAATATGGATAAGCAAGACGATGATAAAGAAGCCAAAGAACTAAAGCCACGTTCTAAAGGCGAAGAAGAATTTGTAAAAATGCATACCTACTCAAAGTCAGATGCTGAGCCAGCAGGACAGGATCATATATTCAATGGTGATATCAAAAATGTTAAATGAGGGCGTACTAGATACACTGCGTAAGATTGTCAAAGACAAGCAGGCTTCTAAAGTAAAATTTAAGAATGGTAAAATGATGAATATCGATATGACAACCGCAAATATGATAGTGCAGTCATATGATAAAAGAATTACAAAGCCTGAATTAAAGAAGAAAGTCGAGAAGATGATTGATGCTAGTCCAGAAGGACTGATGAAAGTATTAGACATCATGTATAAGAAATAGGGTAAAGAAATGGGAATATCAATAAAGGGAACAGCGACAGCACTTGCTACAGGCACAACAAAGTTTAAAACTGCAACTGCTGTTTATCTTTGCGGACATACCTCTGCTACTGAAGTCACATTGAGAAATGAAGATGATGATGCAGATATAGGTACCATTAAGATACCAGCTAACGGAACTGTGGTAGTTAATTTAGTAATAGGACAAGGACTCAGAGGTCCAACTACAGTGTTAGGTACACATGTTGCTTCTGGTGGGAGTTAGAGATGGCACTAAAACTTATAACTGAAACCACAGAAGAAGTAAAATATCTTCATGAAGAAAAAAATGGTAAGAAAAGCTTACACATTGAAGGTATCTTCATGCAAGGTGATATTAAGAATAAAAATGGTAGAATGTATCCTAAAGAAGTACTACTAAAAGAGGTAAACAGATACAACAAGGAATATATTGCTAAGAACAGAGCATATGGAGAATTGGGACACCCACAAGGACCAACCATCAATCTAGAAAGAGTATCACATATGATAACACAACTCCAACCAGATG